TTTATATTCACAAATAGGACACCCCTATGAATACTTACATTATTGACACTGAGTGTTATAAAAACTATTGGCTATTTTTAGCCGTTAATCATAAAACAGGTGCATCGCTTGAAATAGAATTGTTTGGCGAAGATGCAAAGTTAAATGAGCAGCAAGCCAAAAAGATACAGCGTCTATTTCTTAATCATGAAACCGTTTCATTCAATGGGTTAAACTACGATATACCTGTTATACATGGCGCATTGGACGCATGGGATTGTAAGAAGCTCCACAAACTCTCCACAAAGATAATCACAGATCAGCGCGTTACTTGGCAGATTCTCAAAGAGCATAACCTCCAAGTCCCTACTTACGATAAACATATCGACATTATTGAAATCCCCATTGGACAAGCATCGCTTAAAATTTACGGTGGACGTATTCACACCCAGAAAATGCAAGACTTGCCAATTGATCCTAACGAGTTAATAAAAGATACTGAGCGTAGTTTGATGCGCAAGTATTGCAGAAACGATACGCAAGTGACCGGTGAACTGTTTGACAAGCTCAAAGGGCAGATAGACTTGCGCAAAGAGATGACACAGCAATACGGCATCAATCTCAATTCAAAATCCGATGCGCAAATTGCTGAAACTATCATAAAATCAGAACTTTACGAGAAAACTGGCGAGCATTATCGTGCCACAAAGTTTGATGATAAATACACGTTTACTTATCGAAATCCAGATATTATTCAGTTTAAAACACAGGAACTCTGCGACATTTTTGACCAGCTAATTTATGAAACTTTTACGCTAAAAGATAACGGTAGTGTTGAATTGCCTAAATGGTTAAGCGAACCTATTAAAATCGGCAATGCGTCATATCAAATGGGAATCGGTGGATTACATTCACGCGAAGTTGAGCAACACATTAAATCCAGCAGTGGTTACTTTCTATCTGATTTTGATGTTGCCAGTTACTACCCATCAATTATCCTGCATCAAAGGTTATTTCCAGAATCAATGGGAGAGAATTTCCTTAACCTATATCGAGAGATTGTAAAAAAACGTATTACAGCGAAACACACAGGCGATAAAGTTACTGCCGATACACTTAAAATCGTACTCAACGGGAGTTTTGGTAAATTCGGTAGTAAATACAGTAGCTTATACTCACCGCAGTTACTTCTGCAAACAACAATCACAGGTCAACTATCACTACTTATGCTGATTGAAGAACTTGAATTAAACGGTATTCGCGTAGTTAGTGCAAACACCGATGGGATTGTGACGTATTACCACGAAAGCCAAATACCCATGCTACAAGAAATTCTATTTAATTGGGAGATTCAAACCAGCTATACGCTAGAGCAAACTGATTACCGAGAACTGGCATCGCGTGATGTAAATAACTATATCGCTGTGAAGCTCGATGGTAAAACTAAATGCAAAGGGTGCTTTGGTGAAGCGTCACTGAGCAAAAACCCCGACGGCTTAATCATCTATGAAGCAGTCGCTGAGTTTATCGCTAACGGTACACCAATTGAAAAGACAATTACCGATTGTGAGGACATTAGAAAGTTTGTCACAGTTCGCAGAGTTACAGGTGGCGCATTGTTTAGAGGGGAGTATCTTGGTAAAGCAGTTCGCTTTTATCACAGTTGCAGTTTAGGTCTTGCTGATTTCTCACTTGTTTATGCAAAGAATGGAAACAAAGTCCCGATGTCACAAGGCTGTCGTCCATTGATGAATTTGCCAAATGCTTTTCCAGAGGATGTTAATTTTTATTATTACTACACTAAGGCAAATGAAGTTTTAAAAGGTGTTGGCTATAAAGAATAGAAACTCACGATAATTTTTTCGTCTGAGTTTATTTTACATTGAGGAATAAAAATGCTTGAAAAAGAAATTGAAAAATACCTGTGCGATCAAATTAAAAAAGTGGGTGGAACGTGTGAGAAATTTACATCGCCCAATCGTCGATCCGTCCCAGACCGTTTAATTACCTTGCCATTTCAGCCGATATTTTTTGTTGAATGCAAAGCGCCTAAAAAGAAACCCACTGAAGCGCAAGAACGCGACCATCAAAGACGACGCGAGATGGGCGTCCATGTCTATGTCATTGACTCAAAAGAAAGCGTTGATACCCTGTTACTTTATCGATTACCAGTGGAAGGCGATTATGCGCACTAGAGCAGAACTCCGTCATTACCAAGTCAGAACCTCCGCGTTTCAAATTGAACAAGAGCGAACACTTTGTGCGCTTAAAATGGGGATGGGGAAAACAGCTTCTACGCTCACTACAATCCACGATTTAATTGATGCTTGTGTGATTACCAAAGCGCTTGTTATCGCGCCACTGAGAGTAGCTAATAGCGTTTGGGCGCAAGAAGCAAAGGAATGGGAACATCTCAAAGATTTAAAATTCAAAATATGTACAGGTACAGAGCAAAAGCGCCTAGCCGCCCTGCACCATGATGCAGATGTTTATGTTATTAATCGAGAAAACGTGGTCTGGTTAGTGAATCACTACAGGGATAAGTTCCCCTTTCAAATGGTGGTCATTGACGAATCCAGTAGTTTTAAAAGTGATAAAAGCAAACGTGTCAAAGCACTGCGTAAAGCACTGCCTTATGTTCACTACATCACTCTACTGACAGGTACACCATCGCCAAACGGTTTACTTGACCTGTGGTCACAATGCTATTTAGTAGATAACGGAAAAGCGCTTGGGCGAACCATGACTATGTATAAAAGCCGATTCTTTGAACAGGATTACAGCGGTTACAAATATACCCCTCGCAAAGATTCACAAAAGAAAATCGAAGCATTGATAGCGCCATTTACCATATCAATGGAAACCAGCGATTACCTTGAAATGCCAGATTACATTGAATTATATGAGGAAATTGAATTACCACCTACGATAATGAACAATTATAAACTTCTTGAAGAAAAACTTTATTTGAAGTTTGAGGAGTCTGAAGTTGAAGCATTGAGCGCAGCGACACTTGCCAATAAGTTATTGCAGTATTGCGCTGGTGCTGTGTACGTCGATGAGTTTAAAAACTATGAAATAGTCCATGATGCAAAACTTGATGCGCTTGCAGACATTATTGAGCAGAACGATGGGGAGAATATCCTTGTTGCCTATAACTTCAAAAGCGATATTGAGCGATTGCTTAAACGCTTTCCTAATGCACGAGTTCTCGATAAGCATCAAAACACTATTGACGAATGGAACAATGGCGAAATACCCCTTCTATTTGCGCATCCGGCTTGTTTACATCCATCGACTGAAGTGTTGACTGAACATAGAGGATGGACTAAGATTGTCGATGTGAAAAAAGACGAACGTGTTTTTGATGGTATTGAATTTGTAAGCCATAGCGGGTGTCATTTTTCTGGTGTAAAAGAAGTGATTGATGTGATGGGGATAACCATGACCGAGAATCATAAAATACTTATCGATGACAAATGGGTGGAAGCAAAAAATGTACAAAATAATATCCATACTAGAAGAAAAGCGAATTACAGCTACAGCGGAACTGACGCTTACCTTAGCTCAATGTTGCCATTGCGGGGAAATACACACAATATTAAAACAAAATGTTTTAAGAGCGAACAAAGAGAACAGAAAACATTGTTCAAAATGCGTAAAAGAAAACTTTCATTTAATGACAAATACAAGAATTTGGAGTATTTGGAAGGGGATGATAAGTCGAACAACGAAAGAATACGATCGAAGCTACATTCTATATGGTGGAAAAGGCAAGGGTGTTGCGAAAGAATGGTTAGATTTCAAGAATTTTTATTCAGATATGAAAGAAACATATTCAGACAATCTAACTTTAGATCGGATAGACAATTCAAAAGGTTATTCCAAAGACAATTGCCGATGGGCAACAAATACGGAACAACAAGCAAACAAAATAAACAACAGGGTTTTAGTTTACAAAGGCAAACAAATGCACTTGTCAGAATTTTGCAGGGTTGTGAACATAAGCAGAGGAGCGATAACCGCTCGTTTAAATTTAGGAATGACTCCGGAGGATGCTGTGACCAATTATTTAAATTCAAAGTATCCGAAAAACCGACGTTCTCGGAAGTATTTGATTTAGTGGATTGCGGTACAAGAAATAGATTTCTTGTACGAAATAATAATGGGGAGGTATTCATATCACATAATTCTGCCGGTCACGGTCTTAATATCCAACACGGTGGTAGCATGATTGTGTGGTTCTCACTGAGCTGGAGTTTGGAATATTACCAGCAGTTTAATGCTCGATTGTACCGGCAAGGACAGACTATGGCGGTAAGGATTATCCACTTAATCTGCAAAGGCTGCATTGACGAGCGAATCATTAACGTATTGAAAGATAAAGATATTGTGCAATCTGACTTACTTCGTGCATTAAAATAAGTTAAGTTAAGGTTGACTGAGAGGATAAAATCAATAAAATAGCTTCACGGTTTCTCGAAACAAAAAAAATCCTACTGCCCCAAAGGAATAAACAGGCAGTAGGAATAGAGTCGAGGAGTCTAACACATGAACGCATTCAAACAGTTGGAGTGGAATGCAAATTGAGTATAACACAATCAAGAGGTTATATAAATGCGAGTATTTGAAGATTTTACTTCTGACGCATATTGGTATGCTGAGGAAGAAGATGACGAGCGTAAATATTGGACACACTCCCAATGGGATGCGTTCAATAAACAAAGAGCGATTGATACTGAAAAACAACTTAAAAAAATGTTAGGAGCAAGATATGTCGAACCAAAGAAAGTTTAATAATCATGAGGTTATTTTAAAATTACTAACAACTGCGTTGGAACATGATAACCAACAAGAAGCCCTTAGTGATTTAACCTTTGAGCTTGTAGAGGCAGTAGGGTATTTAGTCGGTAGCACTGACAAACTAGAAGATAGGGAAATATTTATTAGAAAAATTAACAGTCAAATTAATGATTGCGTTGAAATGCTTGAGGGTGTTCGTGAAGAACTTGCAAGTAATACGGCAACACTAGAAGCGTAATAGCTGAGGACACAGGTAATGGACGCAATAATTGAAAGTTTAGATTTTTTAGATAAAAGCAATATCGCCTATATCTTAATGATAATTTTGTTTATGGGTATGGCGTACTTGCACTTCAGCGCATTAGACGAAATCACCCGTCTGCGTAGAGCGCTTAAAACCGCAGTCTTGGAGAATAAAAATGGAAAGCGATGAAAAAAAGGAACTTAGAAAACGAACACATAGAAGTATCGTAACTAAAGTTAAGAACAATAAAAAGCGTAGGTTTCAACCTTACCAAGATGACTACATTAACTTTTTTGTAAAAATAAATAACGAGGAAACAGTTTATGGGAACTATATTAGCTACTCTGACATTGACACTATCGTTTCTGACCTCAGAAACCACTATTGATAAACACGGTAAAGTAACCACCAATGAAGTGATTGCTTACACAACAAGCATTTTGCCTTATGAATCAATGGGTGCTTGCAACAATGCTAAAGAAGAATACAATTTTGCCTTTGGTGCATACCAAATGTCAAAGCGCCCAACAAGAGTAATTACAGCAATATGTAATGATGTTAAAACGGGGACGGTACAATGAGTGATATTAAAAATAATGGCGGTACTGCGCTTTCAACTTTTCATGGTATGACATTGCGCGATTATTTTGCGGCAAAGGCAATGCAAGCCTATATGTCTGATCCGGATATGACTTGGTCTGACAGTGAAATAGCAAGAGAAGCCTATGTAATGGCAGATGCAATGCTTGAAGCTAGAGGTGAATAATGAGTTCCATGACCATTAGACAATTCCGAGAAAAAACAGGAATGTCGCAAGCAACATTAAGACGTAAATTAATAGCGCTTAATGTATTGCCCGTAGGTGTTAGTAAACAAGGTAAAACAGCATGGCTGTGGGCAACATCTGATTTAGAAAAAGCGTTCTCATTAGTAAATACTTATTTATCCCCCCGTGGGCGACATAAAAAACTGTGGTGATTAATATGAAATACGACATGATATATGTAGCTATTGCCTCATTTTGTTTAGGTGTAATTTTAACTTGGAGTATTGACTCAGCATTTCATCGTCATTACTACGAAGTGATTAAAGTAACAACAGGCGAATTTATCATCCATGATGGCAAAATGTATGCAGTCTATGAGATGGAGCGCAATGTAAAAGGCGAATTGCAAGTAGGTATAAGATGACCAAAGACGAATGTATAAGTCGCCTTAAAGCGGCTCAGAAAAACAAAAAAGAACTAAGAAAAATTAAACTTCAACTACTCAAAGAAATTGAGCAGT